CTATTTGAGGCCATCGGTACGCAGTGGGTACGCAACAGAACCCGCAGAGGCTCGGAACAGCTCGTCCGCAGCCCTGCGGGTTCTGTCGTCCGCATCGGGCCACAGGTGGCTGTACGTGTTCAGAGTGACCGTCGCCGAGGAGTGTCCGAGCGCCCGCTGCACGGTCACCACGTCGCACCCAGCAGCGATCAACCCCGAGGCGTAGAAGTGCCGCAGGTCGTGTAGCCGCAGTGTGTCCACGCCGGCGGATAACCTCGTCCTACGCCAGCGGTATCCCACTGAGTTCTGATGCCATGGATGCTCACCCTCTCCCGGGAACAGCCACCTGGTTGGATCATCGCCAGGCCGCCAGTGCGCGATGTGCAGCGACACCAGCTCGAGCAGGCCGTCCGGCGCGGGGATCGTTCGTTCGCTGCCGTACTTGGGTGCCCGGATCTCGACGGCGTGCCCGTTGGCGCGTTGCACCTGGCGCTGTACCTGGATCTCCCGTCGCAGGAAGTCAATATCGCCGACCTGCAGCGCCGCGGCCTCACCCAGGCGTAGGCCGGCGAACGCACACAACCCGACGAAGGCGTCGAACTCGATGCCCGCCTCGGTGAGCAGTGCCCCAACCTGCTCGCTAGTCGGAATGACCATCGCGGCGTCGGCTCGTCGCCTGCGGGGGAGCGACACCAGCTCCGCCGGGTCCTACGCAAGCACCTTGTCTCGGATCGCCGCCCGCAGCACCGAGCGCACGTTATTGAATCGGGTCTTGATCGTCCCGGGTGCCAGGCCGCGGTCCTGCATCCCCTTCACCCACGTTTCGAGGTGTGAGGGCCGCAGGTCTGCGAACGCCACGTCGGGGAAGGTCACGCCGCCGGCCGCAAGGTTCATCGCCTGCAGGGTGCCGGGAACCCATACCTGGCGAGACGACCACTCCTGGTAGAACGATCGAAAGGTGATCTTCCCGCGCACTGGGTCGACGTAGTTGCCGACCACCTGGCTCGTCGTGATGCCATCGAGGAACGCCTGAGCGTCTACCTTACGATCGAACCGTCGCGTGTGCTCCCGGCTCTGATCATCCACATACCTTGCGCGCCAACGCTTTCCGATTCCGTGAAGCTTCGACTCGACGCGCTTCTCGCTGTCTCCCTCTCGGACCGTCTTCCACCACAGGTCCTCGACGTCAGCGCGACGATTACGACGGGGAATCATCTTGGTCCGTACGCAATGCAGCCCGGTTGATTGCGTCCGCCATAGATGCCCGTGACGCCTCGTAGTACGCCAAGGTCTTGGCCTGGCTCTCCAGGTGCGTTTGCGCTTCCTGTGCGGCAGTCTCGAGCAGCTCCATATGTTCTCGCATCTGAGCCAGACTCCACGGCTCATTCTCCGGACCCGGCCCGTAGAACACCGACAGCGGTGGAACGCCAAAGATCTGCGCTAGTGCTACAGCTTCGGCCACTCGCAGCGGGCGCGCACCGCGTTCGATTTGGCAACGGTTGTTTGGTGCATCTCGAAGCCAAGCTCGTTAAGTCGCTGCGCCAGATCGTCCTGCGACCATCCCCGTGCTTTCCGCCAGTCTCTGGTCTTGACCCCGAATGATTTTTCCCACCACTCGAAGGACTCCCGGGTTTGGGCTCGGATCTCGCCTATCTCGGATTCGTGCTGGTCCTGAAGCTCCTGCAGGCGGACCCGGTGGAGCATCTCAGCCAGCTCCTTTTTCTCACGGATCTGGTCATCAGACGGGAATGGGGGTTTTCGTCACTGTCCACAAGAGCACCGTAAGCGCTAGAAGCGTTGATTCCAAGCGTTTCAGGTGGACAACCCGCATCCTCGTTGGTACCGTCTTGGGTAGCTTGAGAGTCAAGCGTGTGGAGCTTAAGAGGTAGCGGTGACTCAATCGGAGATCTTGACCACCAAGCAGGTGGCGCAGGAGTTCGGAATAAGTGAGGGGACGCTGCGGTACTGGCGTCATTGCGACGAGGGTCCAGCCTCGTTCCGTCTGGGTGCGAAGCGTGTTGTGTACCGGCGCAGCGCAGTCGAGGACTGGATATTCGCGCAGGAAGCGGCGACCACCCGCGGGGGCGTCGCCTAATGCCACTGACCCCAGACCCATACGAAGAAGCCCCCGCCGTTAATCCCGTGGCTGCAACCGCGGGCGACGAGGGCCAGAACCGCACCAACCGAGAAGAAGGAGCAGATTCGTTGACCACTCTATCTATCGCCGAGCTGATCGGCCCCGATTGGTCCTACCTTGACGATCCCAGCCGTGAGTGCCTGACGGTGCTCCACGCGGAGGGGATCCGGCTCGATCTGATGAGGTACCTGGCCGCGAACAGCGCCGTCAACCGCCGCGCAGAACTGGCGGTGATCTAGATGGCTGCCACCCTGCACGCCTCCACTCGGTCTGCCGACTCGATGGACCACTACGCCGATCAGTTCATCCGCATGGTGCAGGAAGCGCCGGAGCCCGTCCGCAGGAGCGTCATCGCCCACCTCAGGCTGTGTGCAGGCCTCGACTCGGCGGAGGTTCGCTGATGTATGCCGATCTCACTTACCGCGACGACAACATCACTCCGAAGGTGACGCCGGTCCACGACAGGCTCACGCCCGGCGTCCGCATCACGTTCGGGTCGCTGTACTTCTCCCTCGACGACGCTGAGGCGGCAGAGCTCGCCGCCGGACTGCTGACCGCGCTCGCCGAACTCAAGCGGATCGCCGCCGCTCCGGAGCTGGTGCGCGACGAGGACGAGATCCGCACCGCCGCCGAGATTCGGGAGGCGCTGTGAGCGGTGTGCAGGATGCGGTTGAGAACCGCGACGAGTGGTGGTGGGCGGGCGCTATGGCTGCACTCAAGGCCGCCGCCGCGACGGGCAGAGAGTTCGACTCATACGACCTGACCGAGTGGTACGGGATCAACGGACCTGATCATCCCGCCCGCTGGGGCGGTCTGTTCGCTTCCGCGAAGAAGGAGGGGTTGATCGAACCGGCCGGATTCTGTGTCTCCCGACGACCAACCAGGTCCGGTGGGATAACCCGGCGATGGAGGGGGCGAGGAGCTTGACTGACGCCCGACTCCCTGAACGACTGCTCACTGATCGCCGGTATCAGACCCTCCCGCTCGACGCCTTCAAGAGCTATCACGTGGCTCTGATGTGGGCCGTGTCGAATCGAACGGAAGGCCTCATCTCTCCGGGGATCTTCCGCTGATTCTGGGATTCATCCCCGGCGCGGAGCAGAAGCTCACGGAGTCGGGCCTCTGGCTCCAGTCGGGGTCAGGCTGGTGGATCGAGCGATTCGACCACGACCAGACCACGAGAGCCAAGCTCGAATCCGCTGAGCGTAAGCGAGTCCTCGACCGCGATCGCCAAGCCCGTCACCGGGCGAGAAAGTCGGGCGATGAGGATGCGCCCCCTGACCCGCCTGTCACGCGTGACGTAACGCGTGACTTCAAAGGACAGGACAGGACAGGACAGGCAAGGACAGGAAAGGACAGGAAAGGCTCTAGAGACAACAACATCTTCTGAAGAAGTTGTTGTCTCCGACGACTTCCTCCAGTCCTTGCTTCCGTCTGACCGGAGGGCATCGTGACCGCAACGATCTACTGCCTCGTCTGCCGTCTCACCCCGTGCGTCTGCCGGTACATCGACAAGCTCCGTCCCGGTGGGGAACTGGCTGATCGTCTGCCTGAGGCGCAGCGGATGGTGCAGTTCCCGCTGCCCGTCGTGGAGGGCCGGGAGACCTATCACTACTCGACGTGCCCGTGCGTGCGCTGTCACTCGCTGCGCCTGTCCACGTTCACCGACTACCCGAACATCACATCCATGCCAGCTCCACCTGAGTGGGAGAGCTGGCAGAACCTGGAGGTGCAATGACTGACGAAGCTAAGGCCGACGAGCTCTCGATGCGGTACATGGGCAAGCCATGGGACGACCTCTCTGACACCGAGATCGAACAGTGCCTCGAGCTAGCCAAGCTCGACACCGAGATGACGCAGGCATACGTCGAGTGGCTGCAGGTCAAGGCCGACCGCTACGACGAGATGCTCGCCGCCGGACTGACCTACCTGGAGGCCTACGCCAACCACTGGAGGCCCCTATGGCCATGCAGCCGTGCCTCGAGTGCGGAGAGGTCAGCGACGGCAACCGCTGCCCCGAGCACCGTGTCGACAGCAAGCCACCCCCAGCATCACGTGGGTATGACACGGCGTGGCGCAAGCTCTCCACCCGCGCCCGCCAGCTCCAACCGTTCTGCACCGACTGCGGAACAACCGACGACCTACAGGCAGACCACACCCGCAAGCCTGGCAGCGCAAGGCCGCCGGCAAGCCGATCAGGCTGCTCGATGTTGCCGTCGTCTGCGGCCGATGCAACCGTGCCCGCGGAGCAGCCAGGGGGGAAGGGGTCGACCGACCCACAGCGTCACCCGATGGCAAGGCTGAGTTTGAGTCAGTAGTCGCCCAGGGGCACGAATGCTAAGCGGGTCGAACGGTGTAATCGACCACGTCGGTGTAGAGGAATCCCCCGTGAGTGGCGGGGCGTACTTGACCTCCATCGTCCGGTTGTCGGGGTCGTACTCGTACCGGACCACGGTGGCCTCGATTTGCACCCTCCGGTTGTTCGGCCCCTGGTCCTCGAACACAGTCAGGTCATAGATCCTCTGCCCCATATAGGGATGGTGCCATGAAAGCGGGTGCGAAGGGCGCCGTCACCGCCGAACCCCTCGACTTCAAGGGCTGGCCCAAGGACCGTGCCAAACGTCGGGAGCGGTTCATTCGGGAGTACGTCGTCACGCCCCGTGGTCACGGCGCGGGGATCCGTTCAAGCTGAGGGACTTCCAGACCGAGATCGTGCGCGGCGCGTTCGCGAACGGTATGCGTACGGCCCTGGTGTCCATCCCTCGTGCGAACGGCAAGACGATGCTGGCCGCGGCGCTAGCGGTGGCCGAGCTGTTCGTCGGGCCGCCGTCCGCTGAGGTGCTGGTCGTGGCGTCTGACCAACGGCAGGCGAACATCACGCTCAAGTACGCCAGGCGGATGGTGGAGCTGCACCCGGAACTTGCCGAGCGGGTGCAGATCTACGCCGATCGGCTCTACGTCCCCGAGAACGACGCCACCCTGACGCCGCTGCCCGCGGAACCCGGTGCGCTGCACGGTCACGACCCGTCGCTGCAGATCGTGGACGAGCTGCACGTGGTCACAGAGGACGTATGGGAGGCGGTCACCTCTGTGTCGGGCAAGCGCCCGGAGTCGCTGACATTGGCGATCTCCACGCCCGCCTCGTCGCCAGACTCGATCATGTGGCGACTAGTCGAGCACGGCCGCTCGGGGAGGACCCAGCGTTCTTCTTCAAGGAGTTCGCCGCCCCGGACGGATGCGACGCGAAGGACCGTGACGCCTGGCGGGTCGCCAATCCGGCGCTGTCGTGCAAGGACCCGTTCCTGTCCGAGGACGGTCTCGAGGCCGCCCGAAAGACGATCCGGGAGCCGGTGTTCCGCCAGCTCCGCCTCGGGCAGTGGGTTACCGGTGTGGAGTCGTGGTTGCCGTTCGGCATGTGGGACGCCTGTACCGACGCCGACCGGGTGCTCACGGGCAAGGAGAAGGTGATCCTGGCGTTCGACGGTTCCGCGTCGGGTGACTCCACGGCGCTGGTCGGCTGCACCCTCGACGGGCATCTGTGGGTGGAGGGTCTGTGGGAGAACCCCGGGGATCCGCGCTGGCGGGTGCCGCGGGAGGACGTGGACAACGCGGTCGATGTGGCGTTCTCCCGGTACGAGGTGCTTGAGGTGGCCTGTGATCCGTGGGGCTGGCGCTCGGAGATCGAGGCGTGGGCGAAACGGCACGGAGAGAAGCGGGTTCTCGAGTGGAACACCGCGAACGCCCAACGCATGGCCCCGGCCACGGACCGGCTCTATCAGGCGGTCGCCACGAAATCTGTCACTCACGACGGGGATTCACGCCTGGCGTTGCATGTGGCGCATTGCGTCGCCAAACCCACCCCGATGGGCGATCTCGTCAGCAAGGACAAGAAGGGCTCGCCCCGGAAGATCGACGCCGCTGTGGCCGCGATCGTCGCGTTCGACCGTGCCGCCTGGCACGCATCCAAAGCAACCAAGAGACGAGGAGCTTCTTTCCGATGACCACCGATCTGCTCAAGTCCCTGTCCGACAAGCTGGACGAGTCCATCCCGGAGCTGTCCCGGCTCGATAGCTACTGGACCGGCAGCCAGCCGGCCGCGTTCCTGTCCCCGGTGGCGAAGGAGGCGCTGGCCAACAAGCTCAAGGTGCTCGCCGTCAACTTCCCGCGGCTGACCGTCACGTCCCTGGCCGAACGCCTGACGGTCGCCGGGTTCCGCCTCGACGGCCCTGAGGACGCCCCCGACGCCGAACTGTGGAAGATCTGGCGGCGCAACGGCATGGAGGACGCCAGCGCACAGGCCCACGTCGACGCCCTCGTCTACGGTCGATCGTTCGTCATCGTGTGGGCTGGCCCCCGAGGTCCGCGCATCACCGTGGAGTCCCCGCGTCAGGTCGCTGTGATCCGCGACCCCGCATCCGGTCAGGTGGTCGCCGCGCTCAAGCGTTGGGTGGGCGACGGCCGCGGACACGCTGTCCTGTACCGCCCGGATGAGATCACCCGGTATGTCTCCGATGCGCTCGTGGCCGATCCCGCGGCGATGCCCGCCACATCGTGGCAGCAGGTCGAGACCATTCCGAACCCGCTCGGGGTGGTGCCCGTCGTCCCGGTTCTCAACCGCGGCCGGCTGATGGACTTCGACGGGGTATCGGAGATGCGCGACATTCTGGATCTGACCGACGCGCTCAACAAGCTGATGTCCGATGCCCTGGTCACGTCCGAGTTCTTCGCCCGCCCGCGCCGTTGGGTGACCGGCCTGGAGGTCGTGGAGGACGCCGACGGCAACGCGGTGAACCCCTTCTCCGATGAGATGGGCCGACTGTGGCAGTCCGAGGACCCAGCAACGAAGTTCGGGCAGTTCGATGGTGCCCGCCTCGACGGCTACAGCGACCTGACCGCGACGGTCACGCAGCAGATCGGCGCGCTGACCGGGCTGCCCCCGCACTACCTCGGGTTGAACGGGGACCAGCCGCCGAGCGCAGACGGGATCCGCTCGGCCGAGGCGTCGCTCGTCTCCCGCGCCTATGCACTGCACCGCACCTTTGGTCAGGCATGGGCCGACGTGGCGCGTCTAGTGATTGCGGTCCGCGACGGTGTGGACCCGGAGAGCCTGGACGTGGAGACGGTGTGGGCGAACCCGGAGACCCGCACCCCGGCGCAGGCCGCGGACGCCGCCGCCAAGCTCGCCGGAATCGGTGTGCCGCTGTCGGTGATCCTGGCCGACACATTGGGGATGACCCCGGCGCAGGTGGACCGGGTGCGCCAGGCCCGCCGAGGTGACGCCCTCGACACCGCGGGTGTGGATCTGCGGGAGCTGTCCGCGTGAGCTACCGCGATCTGATCGTGAGGCTCGGTGACGCCACCGAGCAGAAGGTGCTCGGGATCTACCGGCAGTTCGTGGCCGGCCAGCTCTCCCGCGACAAGACAGTGGCGCTGATGGCGCGGATCATCGCCGTGGCGAACTCCCGCCGTGGCCCTGGCGGATATGTCTCTGGCGTCCACGCTCATGCTCGAACTCGCTACCCCCGTGGAGACCGCGGGAGTTGTTCGCCCCGTGGAGGATCTGGACCGGTTGCACAAGGCGTCTACGACGGTCCTGCTGGTTGCGGAGGCATCCGCGGCACCGGAGGCGATCGTCGGGCGTCTGGCGCGCTCTGAGCCGCTGGAGTCGGCCGCTCGGGCATATGGCCAGGCGATCGCCAGCAACAAGCGGGTGAAGGGATGGATCCGGCAACGCTCGCCGGGGTCCTGCCAGCTCTGCGAATGGTGGTGGCGCGACGGCCGCGTCTGGCCTGCCGATCACCGGATGCCCACACACAAGGGCTGTACGTGTCACCAGAAACCTGTCCTGCGGGACGAAGTCCAATCCACCGGCTACACAAGGAGGCTCAACAATGCCTGAGAACACCGATGACCAGCTCGACGCCGAACACACGACGGATCTCCCCGAACTCACTGAAACTCCGCCGAGTTTGGATGAGGCCGAGGATCCCGACACGTTCGACCGCGCCTACGTGGAGAAGTTGCGGGACGAGAACGCGAAGTACCGGCAGCGCGCCGGCCGCGCCGACGAGCTCTCGCAGCGCCTGCACACCGCACTCGTCGCCGCCACGGGCAGGCTGGCTGATCCCATGGACCTGGTGTTCGATCCCGAGCACCTCGAGTCTGACGAGGCGCTGACAGCGGCGATTGACGAACTGCTCACCCGGAAGGCGCACCTGGCCTCAAGGAAGCCTGTCGGTGATGTAGGGCAGGGTGTTGTACCGACCGCGGAATCGGTCTCGCTGGCGGGACTACTCCGGTCCCGCGCAATCTAAGAGGAGAAGCAACGATGGCAACCTTCATTGTGAACGGGGAATACAGCGATCGCCGCGAAGTTCAGGCTGACCACTTTATCGAGAAGGGATCGTTCGTGGTCTTCTCCGGATCAGCGAAGGAGCAGGTCTTCGCGATGCCGACCGGGCGTGTGCAGACGATCGAGCTGAAAACCACCCCTAGGGGTATAGTGGAGGGGTCGCACCTGGTGTGCGGCCCCTTCGCTCGTCCTGGTGGCCGGTGAGATTCCCAATCCCTCCACCGTTAGGACCCAGTCATGGTCAACTCGACCACAACCGCCCCCGAACTCACCGCCGAGCAGGTCCAGAAGATCCTCGTGCAGCCTCTACAGGCCGCGTCGGTATTTCTCGCCGCTGGCCCGCGGATCTTCGACTCCGCGTCGCCCGTGCGGATCCCGAAGCTCGGTGGCCCGACCACCGACCCCGGCTGGACCGGGGAGAACGAGCAGATCCCCGAGCGGGACGCCGACTTCGACGAGATCACCCTGCTCCCGTCCACCATGAAGTCCGTCAAGGTACTGACCCGCTACTCCAACGAGCTGGCCCGTCAGTCCGTCGTCGCCCTCGACGCCACCCTCCGGGACCGCCTGGTCCTCGACGTGGCGAACAAGCTCGACACCCAGTTCCTCGGTGCCGGCGGCGACGGAATCGCCACCCCCAAGGGACTGTTCGCCTACGCGGGCACCCAGACCGTCGCAGTGGGCGGCGCGCTCGGCCTGGACCACCTCATCGACGCATGGGGCAAGGCACTGTCTGCCAACATCAACATGGCGAACCTGCGCTGGCTGATCACCCCGCGGGAGTTCGTGGCGCTCCGCAAGATCAAGCAGGGCACCGGCAGCAACCAGTACGTACTCACCCCTGACGCTACCCAGGACGGCGTTTTCCGCCTGTTCGGCTCCCCGGTGATCGTCACCAAGCGGATCCCGGACACCACCGGCGGCACCCCGACCGGCCGCGCCGCCCTGGTGGACTTCTCTCAGATCGCCGTGGCCCGCGACCTCGCCCCGTCGGTGAAGATCCTGGACCAGACGTTCGGTGACTACGACCAGCAGGCAATCCGGGTTGTGGCGCGCTACGACGCTGCCCCGATGAACCCGGAGGCCATCGTCACCCTGACCGGGATCACCATCTGATGGCAGTTACCGGCGCTGAGGTTGCCGGGTTCCTCGGTCAGGGTGACGACACAACGCTCGTCGCCCTGGCCGGGCAGCATGTCGGCATTGTCACGGCTATGGCCCGCGCCTACACCCGAGGAAACGGGTTCACTGGCACGGATCCGGCGGAGGACGTGGCCGCGGTCATCGTCACCGCGACCGCTCGCCTGCTGTCGAACCCGGAGCAAGTGGACCAGACCGTCGGCTCTGTGGCGGTTCGGGGAGCGTTCACCGGCTGGACCTTGGCGGAACTGTTCGTCCTGAACGCCTACCGGAGGCGGACACGATGATCTTCCACGACAAGGTGCAGATCCGGATGGAGGTACCCACCGGGGAGGAAGACGCCCACGGCAACCCGATCGTCGACATCACCGAGGCAGATACTCGGGCCGAGGTGTTCCCACTCGACACCGCCAACAGCATCGACCAGAGCGGTCGTGTGATCTCTCGATACCGGATGGTTCTTCGCACCGATGTGGATATCCCGTCGGATATTGGCTCGGCGCTGACGATGAGGTGGTCCGGGTTCTCGGGTGTGCTGTTGGTGGACGGGACGGTCGAGCGGCACATGCTTCGTGGCCGGCTCCACCACTACGAGCTGATCACCAAGGCCGTCACATAG